CCGTCCCCATATTTAGGGAATGAGATTCCATCGCCTCCGAACAATCCACGAAGTGTGTGACCTTCCTCAAAGTCTGAACCACTTACTGCTTCATCCCACTCTCTAAGCGTTGCCGCTATAGAGCTTGTTACTCCTGATATTCTATACCATGGAGAAACGAATGCCGCTGTAGAAACAAGACGACAACCTTTATACAGGTCACTGCCTTCAAATCCAGTCATGTAAGTAAGACCATCTCTTGGGTTTTCCCAAGGAGATACTCCGCCTCCGTTTACTACGTTAGTTGAAATCGTAATCGTACCACCTGTTGCAGTAGTAGCGATAGATGCCATAGTTTGACCAGAACCTCTAACAAAGAGATCTGTACCAATCCAGTTACCTGCTTTAGCTTCTTCTGCGGTCTTATTCAATACATATGTATCAATTTCTCGCTCCAAAACTTTAGCAGAGTTTTCTAGAAGGTTCTCGGGGATATCTCCACCATATGTGAACAAGTCCTCAAGTCGGTCAAGAGAGAAGTTGTAGTATCGTCTTTTCTCAACAATAAGCTGATCTTCATGATCAACAATAGTTTCCGAATTCATATCGTTACCTACTGTATAATCAGAAAGAAGAATATCGTTAAGGAAAGAGAGGATATTTACTCTATCTCCTGGCTTTTTGATTTCGCCTTCATAGTTACGGTTTGCAATAGCGTCAACAACTGCGTTCTGGTATACTCTTTCAAGCACTTTAGAAGCAAATTGTTCACCAAAATTACTTAATGTAGCCATTATCTAAAATCGTTTGAAGTTCTTTCTGCGACCAATAGTCTATTTTTTGAATTTAATTTGACCTTTCTTCACCATCTCACGATACTTTTTACCGTCAGTTTTGCGAAGATTCTCAATATCCTCAACAGACATACCAGATGTTTGAGGAGCTTTATTACCACCTGTGACTTTCTCTAAACCTTTACGTTTAGTCTCTAATAGACCTTTGTCTACTAGGAAAGCTTTAGCGGCCGTTTCAAGCTTCATACCCTTATTTTCTGGATCCTCACGATACTTATCAAAATCGTCCCATGATTCTTCCAGTTGAGGGTATTTCTTAACCAACTTACTTTGTCCTAGCTCTGATTCAACATCAGAAAGTCTAGTTTTCAGTCCGCTAACCTCTTCATCTTCATTTTCAGAAGAACTTTCGTTACCTTGTAATTCTTCACGAAGAGTTTTATTCTCCGTTTCCGCTTTCTTAGCTCTCTCAAAATTTTGAGAACTAACATCAGCGTTCTTTTTGAGTTCATCAAGTTCAGCTTTTGAAATCTCCACCTTTTCAGGTGTTTCTTCAACAACTATCTCCTCTTTGTTCTCAACGACAACTTCAGATTTCTCTTCAGTTGACTCTTCGTCAGGGTTTTTTTGAGCTTCCTGTTGCTCTTCAATGTTTTTTGCCATTTTATGAGATGGTTACTCTAATAAAGTACGTGTGTAGGATGCACGCCCCCCGTAAGTTTACTTACTTTTAGCCCCATTTATTGGACTACCGAAAACATCATCAGATCCAGCGTTTGGTTCATGACCAACTTGTGTATCTGTGACTTTTCTTTCAGCTACTTTGTTTGGTTTTAGATTACCTGCAAAGTTAGCTCCTTTTATCTTGAAATCTTTTGATGTGTTTCCAAATGACATGATTTTATATTGTTAATTAATAAAAAGACGAGAACTCTTTACAGAATTCCCGCCTTTGTTTGGTTAGGGTATTTAATTATTTTCAGTGTAGTCTATTTCAGTAAATTTGTCAAGTATTCTATCAAACTTTCTCTTTCAGTCTGCGGTGCATTGATTACACCTCGTATTTTCTTATATATTGCGTGTTGTAATGTCAGTTTGGCTGTCTTATCATTAGACATATCTACATCACCAAATTGTGTCTCTATTGCTCCAATAGCTCCGTCACAGAACTCAGTTATATCCTTTATAGTAAGTTCTTCCTTATTCAATACTTTCTGCCAATTATCAAACTCAACTCTCTCATCTTCGGTAAGTTCTGTAACGTCTTTTATCCCTCTTTTTTTAAGTAATTTTGATAGTATATTCATAATTATCCACAATTAAGAGTTAGTAAATTAGGTGTCGGAGTTACTGCTACTTCACCGTGAGTTACAGTTAATTTAGGTTCTTGTGTACCATTATCAGCCGCTTTCCATCTTACAAGTATATATTGTCCGCTTCCTAACCCAGGGTCGCTATCTAAATAGTCATGTCCTTCCCACTGTCCAAGACGTGTTCTTCCTCCCGTGCCTTTTCCGATAAATCCTATACCTGTAGCATTAAACGGAAAAGGTGTATATGTACCAGTTGAAATACCTGATATATCTTCTCTATCACCACTATCAATCGCTTCCGTTGCACCTGCTTGGTCAAAATCACCAGTCGCAAGAGTGTTATCATTTGCAGGACTTGACTGTGTTATTGTCACGAAATCGTTACCGTCATTTGCAAAACTAGAATCAGCACTTGAAAAATCTAAACTAAGAGTAGCCGCACTAATTGTTTCTCCTGAACCTATTGCTGATGTATCAAAGAGAATAAAACCTCTTACAATAAGAATATTACTACCAATCATTTCAATCTCACCTCTTTCTACTGTACTACCAGTACTAGTTCCAGTTCCACTTGCCGCATCATGAACAGTTGACCAAGTTGAAGAACCAGGATTATTTAAAACTCTTCCATCAACAGGGTCATTTGCTCCTGTGGCAGGATAAAAATCAGTTATGGTATTTCCTATCTTACCTTTTTTAATTTTAGTATTTTCTTTTCCTACCAAAGTTACAGTGTGTGCAATAGAATCACGAGTAGCTTCTGCTAAATCTTCTTTTAGATTATCTACTACTGTTTCTCTACCTCTTTCATCTGTTTCAATTCTTGTAGTACCATCTAGCACTTGATAAAGTGGATTAATAATTCTAAATCTTTCTATCTCAACACTCCCATCTTCTCCAAAACCTAATTGTTTATTGCCTTTCCAAGCTTTTGCAAGAACTTGTACACCACCTTTAATAGCTTCTATGCTTTGAATATCAATTTTTATTCCGTACTTTTGACTGATGTATTCTCCACGAAAATCTATCTTAGCAATTTCTCGCCCTTTAATATTAGCTATTTCTTTAGCATCTTTGTTTTTTAATAGATTTTTAATCATTGTTAGACTTCTTTAGAGAATAGAGCTGTTACAGCATAGGTAGTGTTTGAATGGTCTGAAGCGTTATTATCTACCTGCCATGTAGCATCTGCGTGGTCTTGTGGAATTGTTGCTCCTCCTAATGCTAAACCTGCTGTTGAATCTGCTGGAACTCTCAATGTTCCTTGAACTGTACCTGATGTTGTCTGTGTAATATCAAGTGTAATTGCTACATCTGACTCGTTAGCCGCCATTAGATACACCAAGTCATGGAATACACCACTAGATCCTGCAAGTAATGTCTTTGGACCCTCACTATCTGCTGTAACATAAGCTGTTTGAAGCAGATCTCTTACTTGTACTGGTCTTACAACTTGTCGTCCTGTATCGTCATAAGTTGCTGAAACCATGTCACCTGCCCCTACTGCTGTTGGGTTTGCTGTTCTAGCAATACCACCTACTTTAACTGGATTAGAACCAACATCTGCTGTATCTGAAGGAATTGGACCCTCTACTGCTGTAGAAGTCAAGCCACCTGATACTGTTACAGATCCGTCTACTGTGATTGAGTTTCCACCATCTTGAATATTTACTGCTGAACCACCTGATGCGTTATCAACAGTTACATTGTGTCCATCTGCGAGCTGATTTGCTGAAGTTGCTAAACCTATTGAATTAGCTGTAACATCTACATCTTGTGTCCCACTTGGTGTGGATGTAACTGTACCTGTAACTGGTACAGGGTTTGAACCTGAATATTGAACACCTGTTGAATCCACTAGTGACGCCGCTATTGAATTTGTCACACCTGTAACCGTTGTGACTGTTGTGACTGTATCAATCGTTCCTGAATTAACTACTGTTGATAACTCTGTACCACTAACTTGATTAATATCTAAGTGTGCGGCCCTAAGTTCTGCATCTGTTAATCCTGAACCACCTGTTTCTACAGACACTCTCATTCGGTTATCTGCATTAAATACACTATCCACAGCCGTTGAACCAAATGCATCATATACATTTACAGAAGCAACTGAATCTGTTGCTTGTGTAACTCTCAATGTATCCGAGTTTACAACACCTGTGTCAGTTTCTGCTATAAGTGTTGCAGAGAGATTACCTGTAATCTTCAAAGCTCCCTCTACTTGATCTATAAGTGAAGATGCTGATGCTCTAATATCGCTAATCTTAACGATTTTAGAACCACCTGCACTTCCACCACCACTGATAGAAGTTATATTTTCTATTAAATTGACTGGATTTCCGTCTTTATCTCTAATCTGAACAGGTAACGGATTACCCAAATCTATACCCATGAGACTCACGAAACCTCTCACATTCATTTCATCGGGCATGATAACATCAGGCACTCTGATAGGTGGGACTGTTACGTGTGCCCTTGGTTCAGGCACTTTAATCTCTGGTATCTTTATTTCGGGAACTGTCACATGTGACGGTGCCCCCTCTACTGTGATTTGTGATAAAGCACTAAGTAGCTCTGTTTTATCTACATGTGCTGTCTCACGAATCTCTTTCAAGAATGGCTTAAACATTCTTGCCACTTCTGCGGCGACAGAAGATACAATATTTGAGCGGTCTCGCTTAAATTCATTGTTTATCATCTTCCCTCGTGCATTGTTGATAGCATTTTTTGCTATGTTTAAATCTTCGTTTGCCATATTACTTTTCTTATAATTAATTAATAATATCTAATAAACTTAATCATCTACTAATACAAGGTCAAAACCTGCTGAAACATCTAAATTATTTGCAGAACCATTTGCTTGCATCTTTAAGATACCTGGTCCTTCAAATTTCTTATAAGGATTAAACTGATGACCTTTCCCATCACTTGTTCCAGATGTGATTTTACCAATCGTGTGTTTAATCACAAATCCAAGTAATTCTGCATCTGGTTCGGGATTATAGAGTAACGACCCATCTATTGCCCCTGTAGCACCACCTGATTTATTAACAGAGTCATATAACTGTGTCATATAAGCAGATTGATTACTTGGTATTCCGTAAATAGCCATCTGTGTTTGACCTTGCTCTTCTTGTATTTGTGCTGTAACCGTATTGTCTGTTTCTGCTGTTGCGGTTATAGTTCCTACGTTTGGACCAGAAGCACCTTTTGTCAAAACTTTCATTCTATGAATAATTACATACTGATTTTCTGTTGTTACTGTTGAAACAGTACCACCCATTACTATAGTTTCACTTATTTCTTTAGTATTCCAATCTTTTAATCCATAAACTTGAATAGTGCGAGCCCCTGTTCCACCAGAAGTATCGTTTACAGACCGAGAATGAATTATGTGTGTTCTCGCTTGTGTTGGTGCAACCCATATAGGTTGAGAATCTGTTGAATTAGCCCCATCCCATATATCAGTATCAACACCATTATCTACATCTGTTGAGCGACCAAACTTATTAACACAAGATACTTTTGTTACATTACCTCTTGCCGCTTCTAGTGCAAAATCTTGTGCTTCTTTATCTACAATCGCTTGTAAAGAGGAACGATTACTTCCACCACTTGTACTATTTCCACCTAAACTCGCAGAATCACCTTTAGCATCAACAAGATGTACAGGTAGTGGTTTATCACCGCCTGTTACTTTCATCTCGTCAGGCATCACAACTTCAGGTACTTCAACAATGGGTGCATCTGCTTTTTCTACATTCACAGTCACCTCTGGTTTAGGAACTGTGATTTTAGGTACTTTCACTTCAGGTACTTTAATTTCTGGTATATCTACCGTAACCTTAGCTTCAGGTACCTTTATTTGCGGTATTTTGACTTCTGGTACGTTTATTTCAGGTATTTTGATGTCTGATACCGTAACGTTTACTTCGGGTGGTTTAACGTCAACTTTCGGAACGGGAAGCTTTAATGAGCTAAGTGCATTTTTAAAGCCACTCACTATCGTCTCTGCAACACCATCAAGCATGAAAGATAGTAAACCAGTCTTAATCTGGTCTTTCTCATCCATTTTCTTGTCACGAACCTTTTGCTTTAATTCGTTATTTATTCTGTTAAGGAACTCGTTTGCCATATCATGCCGCTAATTCGGTTAAACTATTCTGTATCTCACTAACAACACCTGTATCATCTGGCTGTTGCTGTGGACCTTCCCCTTGAGGTCCTAATATCTGTTGAACTGGCTGTCCTGTCTCTGCTTCCTCTACTTGTTTCAACTCTTCAGGTGACAAGTCTAAGACATCAAGCATACGTTTCTGTGCTATTTCTTTAAGTGCTTTATTGTCTGGGAACTGCTGAACAATAAAGGTGAACTTCTGAATCGTCTTAAATGATTCTTGTTCTTGCTCTGAAGATGAAATTATTTGTGGCTCATATCCGTCTTTACTCTCCCAATCTGAAGCATATATCTTTTTAGAATATAACTTACCACTTCTACCTACTTTGTATAAAGTAAGCACTTTTGGCTTATTAGCGTGCATTAACTTACCCCATTTCCACGCTACTTCATACCATGCCATTCTGTAGAACTTAGCCATTCCTACAGTTCTTTCTACTGATTTTCCTACAAGTATCTCAATCTCTCCTAGTGTTTGACTACCAGATTCCCCCTCCCCTTTCTCTATTGCTGTTGCACCTGTACCTCTTTCTACAATATTTGTAAGAGCTTGAATTGCAGGCATTGTGTCATCAAGACCAGATACTTCTACTGGCTTTATAACTTTATTGATATCTTCTCCTGGTGGAGCAGGAAGCATAACACCAGGTCCAGGTGTGTAAGTTTGAGGTGTATAGTTCTGATTTGGTAGAAACCAGTGCATTTGAAAGTTCTTCAGAGTTCTATTCTCTACAAGCTGACTAAACCACACATTCATCACTTTATTAGGTGTTCTAACAAGATCAGCTACAGAATCAGCATAAATATCGTTAGTCTCTGGATCTTCAGCCCATACTACGAAAGGCCAGAAATCAACACCTATTAAGTCAACAAGTAAGTCATCAGAGAGTAATACATGATCGTCAGCATAGACCATTACATGTCGCTCCCATTCTTTTTTTTCTTCATTCCATATATTTGTGTAGTGTTCTGACAGATTAACAATCACATCACCTGAAGCAAATAGTTCTTCGTCAGTGTTTGTCATAGCTCTATGACTCTCACCTGTTGCTTCTGTAGTTCCCATATCTCGCCATCTTGCTTGTCTTTCTCTCCATAAGATACGATTTTCATTGCTATTTACCATACCTGCTTCAGTAAGAGCCCATCTCTTTAGCTCATCTTTTCCCTCTTTTGTGTATCTATCGTCTACTAATATCTCTTCAATTCGTCTGAAGATGTTCTGATGAATCATAAATCTAGCAGTCTCAATATCGTTAGTATTCATCAATGGATCATAAACAATGTCATAAACATCCATGGTGTCTATATCAACACCATTCTCACCTATATTAAGCTTCTTAGTGCTTATTCCATAAAGTAAAACGTTCTTCTTGTCAAGTACATCTGTCAATTCAAGCTTATTCTCTCTAAAGTTAGCGTCCCACATCTCTTGATATAAGATCTCTTTATTCTCATCACCACCTTGTTCTTTCCACTCTACATTAGGTGCATCATCAATCTTAGACAAAAGAGTCTTAATTGTCTCTTTCATCAATGGGATATTCACAGGTTGACGTTGTGTCAATCTGTTTGTTTTTACTCTATTACGATACAATTCATAGTTTTCGTTCCATTGTCTATGTCGTCTATGTTGTAGATCATTAGCAGATGATTTCTCATCTCTAAGTTTCTGCATCATATCGTTTTCTTCTGTTGTTTCTTGTGGTGTAGGATTAGCCATATATATAAATAAAAGGCGAAGTTCAATGTGAACTCCGCCCATTTGTTAGGGTTAGGATATTATTAAATTAAGTGTACTACACACTAGGTTCTTTTGTCAAGAGCTTTGCTGGATTACCCACAACTGTTGTGCATCTTTCTACATCTTTTGTAACAACTGCACCTGCTCCTATGACACAACCCTCTTTTAAAGTAACTCCTGGTAGTATTGTTGTGTTAGCACCTATAACAACATTATCCTCTACTACTGTTGACATCCAGTGCTTACCTTTAGATGGTGGATGCTTATCGTTTGCAAAGCAAACATGAGGTCCTATAAACACATTATTCCCTATCAACACCCCATTAGGAATGAATACAAACTCTTGATAGTTCACATTCTCTCCCATTTTCACATCATCTCCTATGTATACAAACTGTCTCTTTTTCATTTTCGTCTCCTTCTAAAAGCCCAATAGTCTATTTGTACTCCTTGAAATATACCCTCTGAATCAAAGTGTAGCACAGCTTTGCCATTTTTCAAGTCTAACGCACCAGATCCGATTAAAGACGCTATGATCTCTTGATATTTGAGTGTATAACTCTCGTCTTTATCTGGTATGTCAACTTCTATTTTCATATTCCTAATTCTTCATAATAACCCTCTTGTGGTGCTGATTGTTGCTGTGACACAGTTGAAGTGGTTTCTTCTGCTATCTGTATCTGATAAGCTTCTGCATCAGCTACATCATCATGAGCTCCTTTAGGAAATCTGACAAGCTCTTCTTCTAAATCACTGCACATTCCCTCAATGTGATAGATAGTTCCTGAACTGTAGTATGGTATCAAACCTCTTATTCTTAGCACTTTAGCTTGTTGTTCATGCTTTAACACTACAACTGTAAAGAACACATTTCTTTGTCGCATCTCTACTTCAAGATACGGCTTTATAACCTGTTCATACACTCCTTGTTCAATACCGACCTTTTCAAATCCATAGTCGCTATAGACTTTGAATAAGAAATCTATCAAGTCAGGAGCATTTAAACGCAATTTCCATGATATGAGATTCCATTTATTCTCTCTGTCAATGAAATTAAGTACCGCACCTATATTATCTGACTTATCTCTCATAGCAGAAGCAGGATCAATCGTTAAGAACTTTCTTGTCTTTAGCTTAGACACTTCTTCAAGAGATCTCTTCTTAAACCAAGCTGTCTTAAACTCTTGTGACTCTTCATCTACTGGATTCTGTTGATAAAGTGCTGACCATTTATAAGGACCTAGTGCTTTCTTAGTTCTGTTCAACTGCTCTAGAGAGAACTTGTCAGGCCATAATGGAGCCCCCTCTTCTCTATTCGCTTCTTGTTTCTCTGCAACTGCTGTGAAGTTTATAAGCTCCCATTTGTCATAGTCAGTATCTCCATTAGCTTGTGATTCTTTCTCTTGTGCTAAGAGTCTACCTGATAAGTCTGCATCATGCCATCTAGTGTTGATAAGTATTATGGCCGCATTTCCCTCTTGACGAGTGTAGAACGTTGTAGAGTACCAATTCCATATATTATCTCTTATCACTTCTGACTCTGCTTCTTCATCATTCTTAAAAGGATCATCAATAATACCTATCTTAAATCCTTTACCAGTAATAGCACCACCTACTCCCACAGCTTCATAACCACCGTCTTTCTGTGTCATCCATGAAGCTTTAGCTTTCGTGTCTTGTCTTAGTCTGGTGTCAAATATGTTCTGATATGATGAACTATTTATTATATCTCTTGTTCCTTGACCGAACTTAGTAGATAGATCTTGTGAGTATGTAGAGACAATGATAGGAAACTCTGGACTCTTACCTAATACCCAAGCAGGAAACTTCTTTGTAGCTAACTCTGACTTACCATGACGAGGTGGCATAGTAATCATAATACGAGGACTTTCACCATTCTTTACTCTCTCGTATACACTTTGAAGAAGTTCAGCTATTTGGTCGTGAAACCATTGTGGGTCATAATTTACATCAGTTACTACACAGAAATCACGAAAGTCATCTCTAGCTACTCTCTCCGCTAGTAAGCTGTTCTCTTCTTCTGTTGTTAATGATTCGTTCAAGTTGTTCATCTGTTAATTGTATCTTATTAACCACCTTAGCTTCAATAAGTGGTGACTGATAAGGTTTACCGTCTAACATCTCAACTAAATGTTTCTTATTAGCAGGGTCATTAAGATATGAAGCTAGAAACTCATCAAAGTCTTCAGGGTTTGCTTTGAACATTTGTTTAATCCTGGTGACAGCAGAAAGAGTTCCTGCTTCCCTACCTTTAGGATTACCAGAAGTTCCTTTAGGCCACTGATATTTCTTCAAATGCTCTGCAGGATTTCTTCTCTGTTTTGGTTGTTCAATGGGTGTTTCTTCAATCATATCTATAAGTTATCACATGATAACTAACAATGTCTATAGTTCACTAAATCTATAAGGCGTGATGACTACTATTCTTCTTGTTATATGTCCTACGTTTCTATAATCAACCGATTAAGATCAATTATTTTCTTCGTCTAAAAATATACCCTATCAATGTGTCGCCACACGATCTTATAAGCCAGATATATTCAAGGTAATTAGAATATTGAAAGCTCGCACTCGTACAATTATGGGAAGTTCTAAGTTCACTATTGCATAATTGCTCATCTAAGACTCTCGTCTAAACTACACCTTATAGATTTAATGAACTATACATCTTTTATCTTATTAACAGCTTCTTCTTCACTAATAATATTTCCATACATAACACCACTTAAATCTTTAGAGATATGCTTTAACAAACGTCTACGAGCAGGTCTGTTGTAATGTTCTAACGCATATCTATACTGATTACGATACGCTTCTAACTCTTGCTCTAATCTAAAGTCTATATCTACAAAATATTTACTCCACCATGCATCTGAACCACCTATTTCTTTCTGCTGAACTACATGAGTCTCTTCGTGTGCTAGTAAGTCATCACTTACAGTTGGACCACCATCTGGATTATAAAGCTTACCCTCATACGTGAATACTATTCCTGGCTTTAAAGTAAATACTTCTCTAATCTTATCTATGTTGGGTGGATAAGCATTTACTATTTTCATACGATTATAAAGTTTTAATGTACTTTCTCAACATTCCCTCTAATTCTCTGAATGTAGCAATCTGGTCAACTATTCCTGTGACACCATCACGATATTGCTCATTCGGTGTTGTACCATTTATCTCTACATCAAGGGCTTTTATCTGATTCAATAGTCTCTCTGCATCTTTCTCTGCTACTATCTTCTTATCAAGAATATTAGCTTTTTGAGCTTCATCTTTCTCATTCTTAGCACTCTGTTCTATGGTGTCTATTCTTGACTTCATGTAGTCATACTCTTTACGAACCTCTTCTCTTATCTGTTCTGTCTTATTCACTTTAAACTCTAAATCCCAACGCATTTTAGTTGTGCCTTTGAGCTTATTCTTATAATGACTTTTCTTGCTGTTTCCACTATTTAAAGCAAAAACACGATATACTTCAACGATTGTTATGACGATTAGTAATATTGTTATTAACATATTTTAATATTTAGATTTTTGACCAAGAATGAAGTAACCATACGTCTTTTGAGGATTACCTCCAGGCCACATCTTTTCGGTCATTTTAATAAATTGCAGGTTATAGAAACCATGCTTTTCTAATAATCGTTTGTAATTATGTGCATGATATCCTGACGTTATTCTTAGCTTCATTCTAGCATACCATGACTCACTGTGCAACTCACTTATCAACAAATG